CTAGTGGCACGCCAGTATTCGCTTCTATGAAAGTTGCCCCGAGCGCCGGGAGCGTTGCGAAGTCTTCCGACAGATGCCAGGCGGCCAATGTTCCGGTTGCATCCGGCCTGAACAGGCCGGTCAACCGGTTATTTGCTCGGCGATACTCGCCGTAGCGTTCTTGATACCCGAAAACGAGGTCATCGTTTGCGGACCCGTCTGCCCAGATTTCGTCATTAAGGACGGCCTGCTCGCCGATTCCGGAGAGGACGGGATAATAGAAATCGAACCGCGTGGACTTTTGCCACATGCGATCGATTCCTTGTGAATATGTAATGTCGCCACGGACGTTACACAGTCCTAGAAGTACGCCGTGTTCGACGAATGATTTTGAGAACGAATGAGTACCGGACACCGTTCCGTACCCGGCAAGATGTCCGAGTATATCGTTTGCCACAGGCGTTGTTTGTGCAGACTGCTGCTGAATAGGCGTCACGTTCACACTTGAACTCCCGCCGCCGAGATACTCGGCGCGTTGCAGTCTGTGATCTGGGGATGTAACTCCCCAGTGAGCTTTTAAGGCCTCGACATAGCGAGTGCCAGATCGAGCATCCCGCTCGAGCAACCGTTGCGTTTGAAACGCTAGTCTGATGTCATTGATTGTTGCCGCTGTCGCGTTTGTTAGGTCGGCGTATAAATAATCGCCGGCCGTTGTTAGCGTTGCACTTATGTTGACCAAGGCTGCATCAGCATCCAGGTCCCGGGCCCCTGCTCCGGTCGACAAGACATTGATAATGTCCGTCTCCGTCGCCGCCGTTGTTACCTTGGCTTCGGTCCCGAGTGGTAGTGATACCGCTGTCCCTTTTTGTGGTGCTGGTAAGCACGAAGTGAAGTAATCGAAACGCTTTCCGCGTTTCAGAGGCAGAGATTGTGTATCCGTGCCTGTCGGCGTTGCCGTAATTGTATCAGGCCCATTCGCCGTATTTACCGGCGTAGAGTCCTGAAGATTTTCGTCCCGATACCACTCATTCCATATTTTTGAGTAGGCCCGGTACGGAAGTGCCGAGACTTTATGATCATTAGGAGTCAGGTCTATCGGCATGCCGAAGTAATCCCACAGGGAACCCACGCCAGTACGCGTTCCAGATGTGAACGCAATGATCGGGATGGTGAAACTTATTGAATCCCCGGGATCGTCTTGCGCCCCGTGGAATTTTTCAAAGTTTACCCACAGAGTTCGATAAGGTACGAAGAAGAAATGAGTTTCCAGATACATGTTATCCATGATCGGGAAAAGTGGAGTCGCGAGTCTGCAGAAATGTGAGGCCCGCACATTCCACGTGTCTCCTGGAATTATATCTGCAACCAAGATTGGTATTAGCAGATCGACGTCAAACGTCGTTTTTAGTCCATGAGAAAGGTTGAATGATGACCGCGGAATATCCGCCCGCGGCACCTGCGAGAATTGATGTTGTGTTTTCATTCCGTTCCGCCGTAGTTATCCGGTTGTCTTATATTACGTGATTGTGCCACTGTTTCCAGTCCAGTTGAGAGGCACTCGTTTTTTTCATCATTGAAGCTTCCCTCAAGGTCGCTAAAGACTCCGAGTCGGAACAGCGAATAATCCTCCGGATGTTTACCGACTGGATGTTCCGCGTCCGTTGCCAAATCCTGGAATGATCTTGAGGCTTCGCCATCTGATTGGCAGAAGAAAGGACGCGAATATAATCCGGATGCTGTGTCATAGATTGAGTAGATATTTAGTCTCATTAGAGTGCTCTCTTTTTAATTTGTTGCGCCTTTTTGGCGCACTCGTATTTATCCTTAAGTCTTTCAGGAGTGAAATCGGCTCTGTGTTTTGCCAAGAATACTTGGCGTACTTCCTTGACTTTATCAAGGAGAGCTGAGTTTTCGTTTTCAAGAATTTTTTCATAGTAGCGGGGCACTTTTTTAAGGACCCCTTTCCCCGGTACTGGACATTCGTCCGATGGGAAGAAGTCCGATTTATATTTTTCGTAGAACTCGGCACCTATTCCCCCGGGTGATTTATGTCCTAAGGACATTGTTGTGTAGGGTGCTTGCACCCAGAAGCAGACGCCGTATTCGTCGCTGCGTAAGTATTCATCGAGCGCCTGAGCGCCGTTGATTTTTTTAAGTATGTAGCCTGCAGTGTAAGAAGCGGTTTCGAAGTTAAGCTCTCCAATAGTTGAGAAGCCATAAGGCCAGAGTTTCTCGAGTGAAGGACTAGAGTACAGACCTCTGCCTTCACTGTTATCATAGATCTCCTGATCTTCGAACCTGCAATTGAATAAGCAGGCATGATAGTGAGGTCGGAGATTCTCATCTCCGTATTCCCCGCAGTGGAAGTATTTAATTTTTTGCGGGAAATCTTTCCGTAGCCGCTTAATGAATTTTTGAAAGTGTGTCTTGTTAAGCGAGTAGTCCCCGGGCACATAGTAGCCCTTTTTAATTTGTTCGGCGTTGCATTCGTCTCTGTTTCGATAAGTAAGAGTAACGAAGCTATTGTATTTATACAGGTGTGCTTCGTGAACGATCCGCATAGCCCACATGAGAGTGCGATCAACACGACAGCCGAGGCACTGCCCACAAGCCACTTGTAACGGCGTGGAAGTTTTGTAGAAAACAAGACCATTAGATACCGGGTCCCGGTATCCTTTTAACGGGGCATAGCACGCCATCCGTCATAGACGATATCCGCCCCGAGATATCGGGCGGGTATTTTTTGGATGCGTGCCTGCATTACGCGAGAAGTTTCTTCGCGATTTTTTCCTTGAGATTTTATGTCTTCGACGCATTAGTGGGTTCCTCATACGCGAAGGAGCAGAGTTCTGCCATACTTCGCGAGTTTTGCGACAGTACCTTTGGAGCTGTATTAAGATTTACGAACGAGCTGTCCCCGTCAACCCCGCACTGAAGCGAGGTGACAGAGCAGCCCACAAGCACGAGGGAAAAGAGCAAAGCCCCCAGTTGTTTGGCTGTTTTCATAAGGTCGTTTTACTCCCTTTTTTTGTTTTTGGCTAGATTTAGTGTCATCTAGCCAGTTCCATATCGAGTAATTAGGAACTAGGCGGCTCAGAGGCCGCTGGCGGCGCCTCAGGCGCCTTTTCCGGCGTTGCCGGTGGATCCGGGTCCTTTGGCTCCGGGTCCTTAATTGCGCTCTCCTCGAGCGCTTTGGCTTCGTCTGCTGTCGGCGGATTTATCGTCAGATTTTGCCGCCCTGGTGCAGCGAGAGCCGGTAGTAACGTCTCGAGCCGGTCTTTATTTGCCGGATCGTTGACGTATTTAAAGAAGTCCGACGGAGAATTCGCGAATTCATTGCGGACTTCTGCCGGGAGATCGTCGAATATTTCCCGCCCCCGGGTAAGTTTTTGAAGGTTCTCAAAGTAATCGAATTCAGCAAAGTCTGAATATGAACCTTGATGTTTATTGAGATGTGAGATGGTGCCAGTTTTCTCGGCACGCATCATGATTTTATTGATGTCCGTTTCGTCCTTAAAGGACTGTTTTGTACGGCCATCTTTGTATTCCGTTGGCTGTGTTGTTCCGAAAATTGACATTATCTTTCCTTAAGCTGATTCGGCCTTGGGGGCCTCCAAATTAATTTGTGTCAGGTAGAGTAGTGTATTTACGTTTCGGTGTCTTTACGTCTCGAGATTTTTTTGGTTTAGCGCCACGGCCTAGATACGTGCTAGCGCCGGCCACGGCAGCAATTGGTATTGCTAGTTCTTTTAGAAAGTATAGGACACCCCCGACATTGCCCTGATATAGTTTTTGAAATAGTTCCGCCTCGCGTTTCTTCATTTCCGCTGCGCTAGAGATAAGTTTCGCTTCGTTGATTAGTTTTTTTGCCATTGCTTGGGCTTGTGCGGTTTGTCCTTTTGTTAGTAAGATTTGTTGAGCTGTATTTGCCGTTTGCTGATTTGTGAGGCCGATTTGTGCGCCAATTTGTTGTATTTGCGAGCCGATTTTTCCTGTTTCTGCTGATACTTTTGCTGCTGATGCGGTATTCAACGCAGCTTGCGTAGATTGCAGATTTATTGTGGATCGCGCCGACGCCGCGGCGATTGTCGCTCCCGCGACTTTCGATCCACTTTCCGCCATTGCTGCACCCACATTTTGCTGTGGTGCTGTTCCGCGTCCGCCCGGGGCGGACGCTTCATGTCGCGCCGCGAGTATTGGGTTTAAGCCTGCGGCTTTTAGATCCGCCATCCGGCGTCGAACCGCAGTCGAAGACATGCGTTCCTGAAAGGCGCGGTCCAGTGCCGCTTCCTTTCTATTTGATCTATTTGCTCGAGATTGACCGACACCAGACATGATTGCCGATCCCCCGGCGATGATTGCGCTTCCTGCGATCGCCATTACATATTTTCCCGAGGTCGGTATTTAAGCATTTGATCCGCCATTTCGGCGAGATCCTCGAGCGTCGGTTTAGGCGTATTGGGTTTATTGAAGCCGGGGTGGATAGTCATAGCCACCAACCCGGCGAAGTAGATATCCCACGCCATTTTATCGTCCATTACAACCGGTCAATATTGCCCGGGATGCCATAAGTCGGCATTGGACGCGCGGCTTTGATCTCGAAATAAAAGTCCGCGCTGAAGTGAGGTTCTGTTGAGATCGCAATTGCGCGAGCTAGTGGCACGCCAGTATTCGCTTCTATGAAAGTTGCCCCGAGCGCCGGGAGCGTTGCGAAGTCTTCCGACAGATGCCAGGCGGCCAATGTTCCGGTTGCATCCGGCCTGAACAGGCCGGTCAACCGGTTATTTGCTCGGCGAT